ATGCCATCATCCGGAATGTTCATAACATGATGACCTGCGGGAAACGTCTGCGTAAGCAAAACATCTCCACTAGCGTCACCGTTCTTTATAGTAAACGCTCCCGCTGCGGCGGCATAAATCACCACTTGACGAAGCCGAGACCGAGTTGGCCCGACAATCGCCGCCGAGGTTCCTTGAACCCAATTATATGCTGTTACTGGACCAGCCATGATCTATCTCCTTATCCTGCGGAGACAGTTACAACACCTGAATTGCTGTACAGTTGACCTGCTACAGATGGGTCAGAAGTCGGAAGGTCGCTGATGATTACGACACTGTTTGTGCCATTGTGTGTAATCGAAATGTTTTCTGTAACAGCGCCAGTTGTAGCGTTTTTCGTTACATCTTTGAATCCGTTCTCCGAGCGAACTGGACCGTTAAAAGTAGTATTAGCCATGTGGATCTCCTGTCGCGGCTAGTGTCAGCCGCACCATGCGGCTGTCAGGGATAAAAAAACCATACAGGAGAAATAGACAAAAAGAAAGGGGCTACCGAAGTAGCCCCCAGTTTGGGAGGAGGTAATGAAACCCTCCCAAACTATAGCACAAATTACGCTCCGGGTGAACCGAATACGCAACGTGGGTCGCTAAAGCCGAAGCTGTAGCGCTCACGCGCTTTAAAGCGCATGTTGCCTGTGTCGAAGTCTGCTTCCATGTTGGTAGACAGAGGAGTACGCTCAAAGTGGATCATTCCACGAGGCGCATCCGTCATGATGAAGAACGCATCAGGGTCCGTCAGGAAGTCGTTGACGGCATAACCATCAGGCAACATTCCCATTGAACGAATCGCGTTCGTATCATTGTCTGCTGTTCCAACACGAAGGTTTGAAACCATCAAGCGTTCTGCAATAAATTGCAGTTGACGCGGGATAAGTAACTTCGTGCCACGAAGAGCAACCTTCAAACCACGCTCGTCCACAAAACCTGCGATATTGATAAGGGCATCTTCAAGAGATGTCTCGTTCAAATCAGCAGCTACTGCGGGTTCGTTGGCAAACGTTCCACCGTTGGTTAACGGGTGGTCTGTCGCACAAAGCGCAACACCGTCACCACCAGCAGAAGCGCCAGCAGTAAATGCGTTGTTAAGAACCGCAGCGGCCTTAACTTGCTTTGTGTGTGCCATTGAACGAGCCAACGCACGAGTATAACGCGAACCAAGACGATCATACAGATTGTCTTCGATAGCTTCCTCAGTGATTGAGAATGCCAGCGCAATAGTTTCGTGGTTGTAACGAGCAGTGTAAGCTTCGTTAGCGTCGTCAAAGTTTACAGAGGAACCTTCCGATTTGGTAGGTGCCGCTCCGAACCCACTCAACATAACTTCCTCTTCGAATGCTCGATCAGAAGATTCTGTTGTGTAGATCTCCGCGTGTTGGTTTTCGTACCGATTGTACTCCATACCAAACAGCGCGTTGAGGCCCGGTTCTAGCTCTTTCGCTAGTTGTGCGCGAGAAATAGCCATTCTTTAGACCTCCTTAAACGCCAGTAGTCGATGGAGTACCAGCAACAATCGCACCATTGGCGGAGTTGAAGCTGTTATTCAATCGAACAATTAATGGGATACCAGCCGCAGTAAAGTCTGCATTTTCTGGGTCATCTTGAATGCCCATAATACGCAGTTGCAATGCCGCAGTGGTGGCGATTGTGCTAACACCCAACTTAGCAGATGAGATGCCTGTGGTTGAAGAACCAGAAGCAGCCGCTGCAAAGTTTGCGTTTGCGAACACATGACCCTGCGCAGTTGCTTCGCTAGTCAGTGAAGCGTCTGAGCAGATAACAAATGTCTGCATTGGGTTGTCATAAACAAAGGCTTTGACGGGATGATTAGAATCCGCGCCAGAACCGGGCCAGCTATTTGAGAAAATAGTCTCACCAGTGGTGGACGATACATATTCGCATCCCCAGAACACACCAAGTAGACCTACCGTTCCACCAGTAGCCGCGCCAACAATATCAATAAAGCCTGTTGACAGCGGTTTTACGGGTGAACCTTGGTAAATCGCGTTAGTGTTTCCAGAGGCGATACGATACTCGGTCGCACCAGTGGTGTTTGCAGCCTGACCGACTACACCAATCGGACGAAGTCCGAAAGCACCGTTACTGTTTGCCATTTTAGCAATCCTCTTTCAATTAATCGGAGTCTCTACGAGATCCCCCGAATGATACACGACTTTGCCGATTATTACTTATCGGCATCGAAGGATGTTGTTCCTTCATAAGGTCCTGATCTACAGCAGTCATCTGTATTACTTATCGGCATCGAAGGATGTTGTTCCTTCATAAGGTCCTGATCTACAGCAGTCATCTGTTCGCGGGTTCTGCCCCCGTAATATGCAGTTCTTTCTGCTACTGTTTCAACAGGTATTCGGCACAGCATCAGTCCGCCTTGACCAATCACACCCTCATACCGACCATCGTCGATAACAGGTGCTTCATAGTTTGGATATTCGTCTTTCCGGACAGGTTCCCATCCTTCGCGTAGCTTGGCGTTGACATTCATTTTGTCTTCCTCACCACGCATTGCAACTCGTATCCAACGATGCACAAAGCCCTCTGGGGCATCAGGTGCTGCAAGGTGACTGGGCGGAGCCCATGGTTTTCTGCGCGTTTCTGTTTCGCGTGTTGCGCTTGAGCGCGGTTTTCTGTCAGCCATGATATCAATCCTTCACAAATTTTGCATATTCTTCAAGCGGTACATTTAGACGTTTCGCCATCGCTATTTGTGACGGTGATAGTTTAACCGACCTGCGCCCCGATTTTGATGTGCTGCGAGATGCTGAAGCGCCAGCCGAGGCGACCTGTGCTCCACTCGATTTCTTCGTCTGAAACTTATTCGGAAACTCCGAACGCATTCGACGATCAACTTCAGTATAGTATTCTTCGCTGGCTGGGTCAAACCCCTCTTCTTCAACGAGCTTCCTATGTATCCCAAACGCCGCGTAAGTCATGACTTCGTCAGACCCAAACCATTCGTTCTTTTCCGCCCAACCTTGAGCTTTTGGATCAGGTTTTGCAGCGGGCTGCTGGACAGGAGCCTGTTGATACTGCTCCTGTTGATACTGCTCCTGTTGCATTTGGTGTTCAGAGCGCTGCTTGGCAAGGCGCAAACGCTCCTGCTCAATCGACATTTTGGACAACGCCTCTTGGGCGTCAAACATCTTGTCTGTGTCACCAGAGTCATACGCCTCTTTATATAGCCGCTTTGCCGTATCAACTTGCGCATCCAGCCGAGTGCCGTATTCGGACAAATAACCTTCGTCTAGGTTTTGAACCCGACTTTTCAGGCTTTGGTTCTCGGTTAAAAGCTGCTGCGCCAAACGCACCGCCTCTTCCCGATCCCGTTCCTCTTTACGATACCGTTCAGTCAACTTCTTAATCCGAGACTGAACCTTCGTGCTGTAGCTCTCAAGTTCGTCATCGCCAGAAGAATCCACTGGCGCAGATTCTTGCTCCACTGGCTCGACTTCTGTTACCTGATCCGTTTCTTGCGGCGCTTCAATTTCTACTTCCACACCCTCATCGTCATTCTCAATGACTTCTTGTTCTTCGGACATCTTCTTCTCCTAAACCTGTTTAATGTCGTCGGGCTCTAAGATCGTAGCAATAACCTCATCGTCATTGATTATACGAACTTCACCTCCATCGATCTTAAATCTCGATCCCGAGTATCGACCGATACAAACCCATTGTCCCTCGACACACCACGGTGCAGCATCTGGGCCAAACTTGTCAGGGTCTTTGTAGGCAATAGGGCCAACCTTTAAGACATACGCAACAACCGTTGCTACAGCTTCACGATCCCGAACTTCGTCCGGAATGTGTAAACCGCCCTGTGTTTTGGTAGCACCTTGATAAGGCATAACTAAAACACGCCAGCCCGTAGGCTGCGGCAGTCTTTCAAGAAGGGGTTTTTCTAAAAGAGAAGGATCTAAAACCTTCTCGGCGGTATCAACATACGCGCTACCAACGTCAGAAGAAGCAGCGGTGTTCCCTGCTTTCTCTTTGTTAATTTTCTGCGCGACATGATCAGGAAGATATAAGGTCTTCGACATCGTCAGCGTGGTTCTCCAGCAGGGCTTTGATTTCCTCACGAGCGTAGGTGATGCCCCGTACTTCACCCACCATGAGTTTATACTGCTCCCAATCTTTAGCAGCATCATGCGCAAGAGCAGACGCAATGTCCTGCTCTCGTTCCTTCAGGATCTTATACATATATGTAGCGAAAGCAACAGCGTCCATTAAAGAATATCTCTCTCTGAACCCTCGGCCATAGACTTAATCGGCCCACCCTTCACCCAGTCATTGCAAACGTGGTCGGATGAACACATGAATTTGTACATCTGACAGTATCCTAGATCACCAGAATCATCACCAATACATTCCAACATGTCTTCCGTTTGATTGTACGCTCCGCAGTTTCCACAAACTTCGGTAAGCTTAAACCCACCGTCCGCAGATGGGTCACGGTAGTTCGCTTCTTCTACTGCAACCGCCTTGGCTTGCGTATTCGCTTCCGCGTCTTTGGTAGCTATGGGACAGCTTGGACCACCATCGTCGCCGTCCTGCATTTTATCTACCGGAATACCATCCGGTATAATGCTAATCGAAATCATAGGCATTAGAATGTCTTCCCACGTTTAGAGTTGTCTCGAACATCACCGGCTCGACCACCGAGAAAAAACTTCTTGGGTTTTTTGTCCAACATCTCTTCGAACATCTCAGGGTTTTTACGAAGAAGTTTTTCCACCTCTTGAGCTACCGCAGTCTGTCCTCCCGCGCCGGGGCTCTTCGAACCGCCCATTGCTTCGTCTCCAGTAGCTCCTTTTAAAAATCGGTCCAGTTGTTCGCGTGTAAACCTCGACATAACAGTCTCCTAATCTATCAATTCAAAGTGTGGACCATCAATAAACGGGCGACGACCCTGTGATCTGCGCAAGTCTATATACGCATTCATTGCTTCTTCCATTGTACCTTCCCACTTGCGAATGTCCATTGGATACGGCATCTCAGGTGTGCCCCACGCTGCACCCCAACAAATAGGGACGTTTAGCTGTGTCGCCGCTTCTTTAATCGCATCAGCAAGATCATCATAAACCGAGAGTTCCCAACTTGCCCTGCCATTTATGAAGGCCATAATATCGAAAGCCTTACCCTCAAGGTGTTTAGACTTCATCGTCTGGCTGGCCCCTTTAGCAACAAGTTCCTTCTGCTGCTCAATGGTTCTCATCCCCTGAACCACCCCGAAATCGGTCTTGGTCAAAGTAATCGCCATTTTGATTACAGCCTGTAACCCGTCATCAATACCTTCAAGACGATCAAGGCTACGTCTGCTTAACTTAAACTCGCTCATCGTACCTGTCTCCTACCGTACTTTCCGTTCCACGCAGAGGTGAACTCTTC